CATCTGCTTCACTGAAAACAACAGCACTGTCTGTCAGGAATCCTAAGCGGTTCTTAAAGAAGAAGACATCGTTAATCGTGCTACCTACAAAGGATGGGAATGGATTGGTGTTGTCGTCCCCTGCTTGTCTAGTAGCGTATCCCGATCCAATGATTTGATAATTCTTATCTGTTAGCCAATTAGTAGCGGAGGTAACAGCAGTGGTCACGACCCAATAGTCTTCCCAGTCAGCTCCTGTACCCGGTTCAGTGTCTGAGCTAGATATATGATCTTCTATTAAGTTATAAAAAGTACCGCCATTCTTAACAATATTAGCGTATTCATTAGGAGATTGTAGAGTAAAGCTTTCGACATATCCGTCTGAATCGTATGAATCAGCTACTAGAACAATAGGCATAGTCTCTGACTTTATTCGTGTCTTTATACCTTCTAGTTCTCTTGCTGACTCAACGCCTCCACGCCATCCAACTATTTCTACCCAACTACCTTCACCGTAATCTTCCCTGTCTTTTGTTTGGAACATTACATAGTAGTCATCTTGGTTTATATCAGCATCACCTAATACTTTAATCTTAAATCTATCAAAGCATTTCTTAGGTAAGTCTGTAATACTAGCTACTTCTTTATAAGCTACTCCTAAACCTTCGTTAGCTATACCATCTTCTGTTCGTATTCTAAAGTCAGCTGTACCTGTGATTCTTATAACAGCACCTTGACGATCTATCGAGTAATTAGTACCACTAACCGGAACTGTAGGTGTAGCACTAGGCAAAGTAATTCCAGGATTTACTACATTATCACTGTAATCTGTTATTGTTTCTATTGGGGGTTTACCTCTATCTTTTCCCCAACTACTATAATTAGCTATCGAAAAGCTATGTTGTCTTATAGTGAATACAAAAGGATTATCAAAAGTACCTGGTGTTGTCTGTGTATTGTTGTAGCCTGTTCCTTGATGTGTTAACTTGTAAGATTGCACACCACCTCCACTAATAACAAGAGTACCCTTTGCACCGTATCCTACCTTGTTATCTAAGTCAGGATCACCAGTGCCGTCATCTTGGTATTGCTCTATAAAGAACTCATAGTATAAAGCTCCTGATGATTGATAACCACCTGATGTTGTGTTGGGGAGATTTGTACTTCCCGTTATAGAGATTCCACTAACAATACCATCAGAACCTATGTAATTCTTTAATATAATTTCTAGGTCTTCTGCTATAAGCTCAGTATCTGCGTGTTCCCCTGTTTGACTACCTCCAGCTGTAGCCGATCCACTCTCATAAGTGTGACCGCTAGGTGGGGTACTGTTAGTTTGTAGACCTGAACCACCAAATGGTACTACTTTACCGTCTAAATATACATCGTAAGTCTTTTCGTAATCTCCAAGCTTAACAAATACTAAAGCTTCATACTCTCCATCATCATTGCGTACATCCTTAGAGATAGTATCAGCAGCTGTATCGATTTGTACCGTCTTCTTCTTATTAACAAGAAATGTATAATCTGCTACTGTCAATGCTCGTACATCTGCTAACGGATTTGTTATACCACTTAGGTAGCTCTGTGCAATAGGTGTAGGAGTTACTGGCAGGTTATCACCACTGTCTAAATCAATAACACCAACTGTAGGAGTACCTCCACCCAACGACACCTGTACGCAATACTTATTGTTCTCATCTCTCTTTACGAAATGCGTGAATAGATCAGGTGCTCCTGTAGGTGTGCTACTGTTAAACTCGTTTACCCATCTTGTATTAGGACGCTTTACCAATCCTTCAACGACAGTAGCCCAAGCATTTACTTGCTCGTCACATTGTCCAGGATAACGAAGATTATCAGGTTGTTGTGATACCCCTTGTGCGAGGTTCGGTACGCTTGTTACTAACAGAGGCATATCGTTTATCGATCTATTATTCTAAGTATGCTGTAGTTATCAAAGATAGAACGGTCAGCATTCTCGGAGTCACTGTCAATAGCACGAGCTTTCGCTTCTATTTCTTCTCTCATCGTAAAGCCCTCTATCTCACGATTACCAATAAATCGATTAGCAAATATACGAGCTGACTTGACCGTTACATAATGTCTGATCTGCTCAGGCAAATCTTCGAACTCTAATTCAAAAGTGATTGTTCCTTTTACGCTATCTTTCCACACCTCAGTATGGTTCTTTCTATCGTAAAGTTTTAATCCACGCTGTACAGGATCACTGTCCGTATATAACAAAGGATCAAGGTCGAACTTCAAAGTGTTTTGCGGGAGGGTGATCTTACTTGTAACACTGTCAGGAGTAAGTTCATATTCGTATTCTGTATTGCAGTGCCATCCTTCCGACTGTACGGCTCTGCTTGTTTCATCCAATGTAGATATGGCTTGAATAGCTGTTATCGGTAGACTTGTTTGTCCGGTGATCGTATTGACTGGTGATTCCCCGATGACGCTAATCATCGTATTAACAGCTTCTAATTTAGTAGTCAGTGCCATAGCTATACATATAAAAAATAATCAGTGGAGGGGAGCGGAACGAATCACAGACCTCCCCAACACCGAGAGAAGAGTGTTACGAAACTAGTTCGATAGCACACTCAGGACGGAGGATTCCGTGACCCATAGCGTACTTCGCAACAAACAACGTACCTTGACGCTCAATCTGATATTCAGACTCAGTAGCAAGATCGAGTAACTTAACGGTTCCTACAGCAGCAGAATGGGATACGATACCCAAGCTATTGCGGAAGTCAGCGTCGTACCCGTCAGTAGCAGCAAACACATCATTGTTCGCATCAGCATCTCCTGAGTTTGTTCCTGAAGCGGAAGACAAGTCAGTTGATGGGATGTGATTTGATTTGAAGATGCTAATACCAGCGATCTGAGGAATAGAACCAGTAGCAAGTCCACCTTGACCTCCGATGTCAGCGTTAACTGCGGAAGTAAGGGAGAAGCTGTTGGCGTTATCTGCACCTGTGATCAACTTGTAATACTCGCTAGGACGAAGAACGCAGAAACGACCGTCACTAGGAACGTCATTTTCGTCGAGCTTCTGAGCAGCAGTAAAGAAAGCAGCAACAAGATCAGCACCTGTAGTAGCAGCTGGAGTTCCAACCACGTCAGGAGCGGAGAAATCGTTGTTAGCTACGTCAAGACGACCACCTGCGTTTCCACCTGTGATGATAGCGGATGAACGAGCAGCACCGATGAACACTTTAGCAAGTGCAGTATCGAAACGGACGGCAAGAGCCTTACCCAACTCGTTAGCGTAAACGCTGCGGATGTCGTAGTGGTTCTTTACGTCGTCGATGTTAGCTAAGAAAGTAGAAGCTAAAAGCATCTTATCGATGTTAATAACTGCTTCAGCTTTCTTGATGTCGCTGAGGTAATTGTTCCCGCTGTCAGCAATGTTCTGACCAGGTGTGTGATAAGAAGCAGAAGCTACTCCTGTGATTGGAAACTGAGCAGACTTGCCTGACTCAATTGTACGTACGGTGTGAAGAGCTTTGAATACATTGCTTTCCTCAAAGGTTTGCAGAATTTCTCCGCTGAACTTTTTAAGAAACAAGGCATCAGTACTTCCAGCACCATTAATTTCTCCCACTCTACTGGGATCGGTATCTCCGTTTGCCATAATATATGATCTCCTATGTTATAAGTTATTGAATGTGTGATGATTACCAGTGACTTTCACATCTTTCGTCTTCACAGGATTGTCCTCCGCAGAGGGTCGAGGGACTAGTTGTTGCTAGTTGTCGATTAAATTTAAGTATAAGTAAAAGGGAAAAAGGCTTGACTGTCAACCTCTTCGACCACTAGGACCAAAGTAGAAACCAAGGATACAAGGTAATATTACTGTGCATCCCATAAGGCTGATGTGTCCAGAAGAGATCGATATGGGTTCTTGGTTAGCCTGAAAACTGATGAGTCCAAAGAAGAACTCGTTGACACCTTCTCCGTCTGCGTTTGTGAGGGTGACGATTTCTGCGGTTGGGAAGAGGGTACAGAGGATGATACACGCACAGAGCGTAGACACCCCGATAACAGCAAGAATACGACGAGTAAAAGAAACAAACTCACCAGTACCTCCTTTAGCGATTTCAGCTTGTAGTCTAAGGAAATTATCAGACGCACGAGCTTCTCTCGCCATTTCAAGATCATGCTTGTTCTGTTTTGCTTCAAAGATATATCCGAACACACCTTTAAGAATCGCCCCCATAGCAGTGCTACCACCGCCCGTGATAAATAACATAAGTAACTCACCCATCTTTTCACCTCGCTATATACATCATGTTGTCAAACTTAGCCCGCAGTCTATCTACTTCTTTCTCTAAGTAACGCAACCGCTCAAACTGTTGATAGTCAGATGTTATAGGGGAGTCCTGCATCTCTAGTAAATGGTTGAGGTCTGCTTTAGATTGTTCTGCAAACTTCTCAAGGTGCATCATCCGTGCCGACAAGTCTCCCAATAACGTACCTTCGTGCTGTACACGGTCTAAGCTACTGTCCAGTACCATCAGTTTATTCCACACTACAGAGTATCCCCACACACACGTTCCGACTATAGCTATCACTTTAGCCATGAATGCAAGGTTTGCTTTTACTTGTACATTCTCACCTAGTTCCGTTGCCATATTCTTAAACATAACGAAAAACCCCTAGCATCAGCAAACCAATAAACTGACACTAGGGGCTAATGTATTTAACTACCTATACAATGAATATAACCTAAATCTTACTCACTAATAACCGCCTGTCAATCTCTTCGTGATATGCTTTATCTCCGCTTTTATACCGGGGATCAGATTGAGCACGGGCTAATTCCTGAATACTTTTAAATGGTATGGTCGACGCACCCGCTACTGCACCTTGTGTAAGCTTAGGCTTTGCACCTACTTCGTTTTGATAACGTGCGTACAGTCCTTGAACGGCTAACTTAGCTTGCGAAATTGTACCTCCGGTGACCGCCTCATCAAAAGCATCGATCTCTTCTTGTGGTAAATTCTCATTCGCCCACTCAGCCATCGCATCGTAGTTGCCTTGAGCCACGCCTTTGATTTGTCCTTCTTCAGATGCTAACAATGCTTGCTGACCAGCTGCGTAGCTGTCAACTAAATCTCTGGGTAGTCCGGCTTTCTCTAAAGCGTTATAAGTTTCCTCACTAAGTTGACCGTCGTTTTCAAAGAACTCTTTACTTGCCTCCGCAACTGCTTTGTATGCTTCACTAGTGTTCTCTTCAGTTTGTTCTTCGTTGTCCTCAGCTTTCTCTTCAACTTGTTCAGACTCTTCCGTACTTTCTTCAGCCCCTGCTCCCATTTTCTTCTCCAACTCGGAGTACGC